GTATTATATATTTGATAATCAGATTAGTCTCTTTTAGATTTTGCTAATTTTTTATAATATTCTGATTTTTCAAATAATTGATACGATGTATGCTTATAATCTTTACGTTTAGAATACAGATCGCTTAAGATTCTTTTTAGCATTGAATCTTCTTTTGAATAAACAACACCATTTTCACAAACAATTACATTTTTATCGGCTCGTCTTTCTTTAATTTTAGTAGCTGGTACCTTTTCAATAAAGGCATCTGGCGAAATATTAAATTGACGCATGATTGAAGGATATAGGGATGCAAAGTCAAATGCACTTACTCCAGCATAGAAACCAACTTTAGGTTCTTTTACGAATGCTCCAGCAAATTGAGTATCTTTTCTACTATCTTCTTTGTGTTCAGATCCAATTCTAAAACCATATTCTGCCATTTGTCTGGCAATTAAGGCTTCAGTTACAGCAACAGGAGATGCTGCTTTATAGATCGGCATTCTTGCAATGTTTGCTAAAGTTAATAGAACTTCCATCGATTTTAATTTCTGGTCAATGTAGTACACTAACACTGAATCGACTACGTTATAATACACATATTTTTTGAAGTCATCTCGATATAAATCTTGTAATCCTCCATTGTATTTAATTTTACCAATTCCTAGAACTTGGCCAGCTACATAATCAAGGGCATTTGATTCTTTTACTTTTACAGATTTATCATACTTGTCATATAGTTGCATATAATCAAGTATTCCCATGTGAAGTGGTCTTGAGTCAGTTGAGTCAACTGCTTTAGTAATCGCAGAATCAGCAACATCAATTTGTAAATGTTTGCAACGATTTACAATATACTGCCAGTCATAGTTAATAAAGTTCCAACCTGACATCATTGGGAATTTTGGCATGAATTTATACAAGAATGTATAAACCATATCATACTCAGTTTTAAACTTGATGTATTGGAAAGACCAATCATCGCCAAATTGTTTAAAATACTCGTTGTTATCTTTTTCAACTTGAGCAATTTGTTCAGCGTTTAAATCTTCTAAACCTAGAACAATTGCTTTTTTATTTGGAGTAATGATAGAAAATGTTAAGATTCTAGATTTAGCTTCTTCAGCTTTTGGAAAACCATCAACAATCTCTGTCTCTATATCGACAAAATAAGTTTTCGGCATATTGTATGCATAAATCTCTTCTTTGTCCTTTTCAGGAAGATTATCCATAAAATATACTAGCGAAAACTTATTGTATTGTCTTGATGCACCTAATTTTACAGGTCTACCGTCCCAATTTTTAAATTTGCCATTAGCATCCCTATCTTTCTCATCACATATAAACCAGTTTTGGTATTGATTAACTGGGTATCTTTTAAAAGCAACTTCTCCTTCAGCGTTGTAGAAGGAAACCATCACTTCTTTGTCTCTTTGTTCTATGTCTAATAGCATTTATAGTATGATTATGGTATTAATATCCTCTGGCTTGTCTTTGTTTATTTTCTTCTGCTTTTGCAAAATAATAATTGTAAGCTGTTTTTGCATCTAATCCAATTGATGATGCATAATTAATAAAGAAATGTAGAATGTCTACCCATTCCATATACAATTCTTTTCTATCATTTTCAGATAGGTCAGAGATTTTCATGTTCTCATATTTCTTATGAGCAGTTTTCCAGTATTTCCATACTGCATTTCCATCTCCATCTTTAATACCACCAAGAGCATCTGTCATCTCATGAATTTCATCAACTACTGCATGTGTATTAACATGCCAAAAGTTCATAATATCACGGATAGACATCTCATCAAAATTAAACCCGTAAGTTTGTTGTTGCATGATTTTTTGATTCTCCATAATATCAGCTAAGTGCGTTGTTGAATCATCATAGAAGTTATGTACTTCCAAATCTTTACATTCGTTATCTATATTTGCCATACTTGTTTTATAAGTTTATTTGTTATTGTTTACGAATTTTAAGTAGTCGTTTATGTAATTTCTAATACGATCGGAACCAACTGGATTCATCGAATGTATTTGAAATTTTGGGAAAGTTAATTTATTGTCAATACAATAATCAACCATCCATTTAGCGCATTCTAATCCTGTTTTTTCTTCAAATTCAGTTGGATAATCTGCTGCATCGCCGCACATTGCTGGACTGTAATGTTCATCAGCTAAATCATGGTCAAATGATACAATTTCTGGAAGACCGTTTAATGTAATCCATTTTGTAAATTCATCATAATTTTTAACAATTGCCCATTCTAATTGAGTGTACATCGCAGCATCTGTACCTATTCGAAATGGCATGTAACTCATGCAATCGTGTGGGTGCCTAAAATCGTCTAAGAATAAATAAGTTGCTTTCATAATAGTTATATTAGAAAAGCGAGTTTTGTTCAAAATTATTATTGAAAAAATATTCCATTAAAGATTCATCTACTCTGGCAACCTTTCGTCGACTAATTAAATGTGGGTTATTTCTTAAGCGGTAATAAACGCCATACTGACAAAGACCAACTTCACAACCATAAGTCTTAAGATCGCTTTGTTCATTTTGAAAAACCTTCTTACCATCAACATAAATATTATGCGTTGATTCGTGTAATGGAATGTCTCCAATAAGGTCTTTATAGTTCTCACGAAACCAAATAACTCTATCACCATAAGGAATTGTACAACCTTCTCCAAACATTAGATCTAAAGTATATCTAGCACCTGGTCCAGGTACACAAAATCTTTCATCGTGATCTATATTAAGTCTTGGATTTACAGAGTTTGACGTTGAACAGTGATAACCGTAATACGACCCTACTCCTTCAATTTCTGTTAATATATCAAACATCTCAGATAAAGAGTTAACCTGGGCCATCCTTCCTGTGATTCCTCGAGGTATAAAAGATGCTACCCATAGAAGAATATTAACTTTATGAGCATCTCTTGGCTGGTTTCTTAAGTCAGCAACGTAAGTATTTGCTGCACCAAAAAGGCTGGTACGTAATTCCGTACTACCGTAGATTGGTAAACCTAAAGAAACAGCATCTTCTAAATTCTTACGAATTTTATTCTCATAATCTCGATCAACTAAAAGTCTTTCAAAATCAATTAATGCTGTTTTTGGATTTGGATCTCTTGTTAGAACTTGGTGAATTCCACGAGCTCCATAGAAGTGGGAAATAATTGTATTGCAAATAATATTGTCCATTGAGATTGGAGCATATACAATGTTCTCCATGATATATCTCATACGGTCATCCAACGTAATTTGTGGATGGAAATATTCTACAGTTTCTCCAAGTGCTTCGTCACCGCCACTATCATAACTATCAAGAACACCCATATTATAAAGGGCTCTTTCATTAACTTTGTTAAAGAAGCGTCCGATGTCTTTTACAACATCCATATTAACGCTCTCAATTATATTATTCATCTTCGTTACTTTTTTTAAACCAACAATCATATCCTGAAACCTTTTGAAAAACTTGTAGTTCTTTAATATGGTTCTCTGGATATAAATGCATAAGTCTTTCTAATGTTGGTTGGCAATGTTGTTTAACAGTACCCATATGCATTTCCATGAAAAGGGCTTCTGGATAGTAAGCCTCTATTGCTTCAGTTATATCGTACTCAGCTCCTTCAATATCAATTTTGATAATATCTGGTTTGTAAGTATCTAGAAGAGTTTGTATATTTACGTTTGTCACTTCATCGTAATCATTAAATCTACTTCTTTTTAAAATAGAAACTGAACAATGCGCCTGTTGGCTATCTCCTTTATAGATTCTAATTGTAGGAAACGTATTATTTGAAACGGCAGCATGCAAAATTTCTGCTTTTGGTTCAGCAGAAAAACTTTCTACCATTTTAGAATAATTACGAATATCACATTCAACTGTAATAACTTTTTTGGCGCCACGATCGATTGCGATCTTTGTAAAACCACCAACATTTCCTCCCAAATCTAGACATACTTTATCGGTGAAATCTACTTCGGCAACATCATAATTTTGAATACAGTCAACAATCATATTGACATCAACTCTTTCGGTTGCGTTCAAATACTTTACGTATTTTCTTTTTAATTCTTTTTGACTAGGTGTTAACATATATTATTTTTGGACTAAGTTTGATACGATATGAACTATTTCTAATTCTGGATGCGATTGCTTAATTACTGCCATCTGAACTTCATCATCTTCAAAAAATCTAACAACTTCAATTCCATCTTTTTTAAGATCAGTAATTGTTTTGGCTTTGTGTATTCCTGAGTAAATTCTAGCTTCTACAGTATGGTCTCCTCTTTCTGCTAATGTCATTTGATTAAAATAAACATTGGTAGCAATATTAAGTTCTCCTAGTTTTTCAAAAACATAAGATGCTTCTTCTTGGCATCTTCCTGTTATAATAACATCATCACTGAATCTTGGTCTAATACCAAGAGAAACTACTCCGTCGAAATCGTATGCGTATATTTTATGTGTCATCTTTCTAAATTGAAAAAAAATGGAGAGTGTTAGCTCTCCATTTTGGTTTAAATTAAGCCTCTTTAACTTGTTTAGCTGTAACCTTTGTTAGTTTGCGGTGAGCTAATGCTTCGCATTCTTGAACAGCATCGGTAAACATCATTTGTTGTGGAGGTGTTTTTTGTGTGAAAGCAGAAGGACCTCTTAAGGCACCAACTATTCCCATTTCTCTTGCTACTCTTAAGTAACGAAGAGCGTCGATTACAACTCCTGCAGAGTTTGGAGAATCTTGTACTGAAAGTTGAGCATCAAAGATTACTGGTGCTCCACCAAATCCTTCAAGTTCTAAACGGAAGTTAGCTACTTTATTATCTCCATAATATGAGATATACTCAGAAGGACCAGCATGCAGGAATGAACCTTCGGTTGCAATTCCACGTATTTCGTTTTGAGCACGAATTACGTTTTCTTTAGAAATCTTTTTAGATTTCAAACGAGTTTTGTCTTCCATATTCAAGAAGTCAGTGTTACCACCAACATTACGTTGAATGTGTGCTTTTACAACATGTCCTCTTTCGAATGCAAGTTCTTGTAACATTTGAGACAAGATAGAAGCACCAAATTGAGAACGCATATCATCTCCAATCAATGGAATACCTGCGTCGATAAAACGTTTCTCCCATGCTGGATCAGATGCGATAAATACTGGAATACAGTTTACTAGAGAAATTCCAGTTTCTAGGCAGATTTCAGCCCAAAACTCTGTAGCATGTTGAGAACCTACTGGTAAATAGTTAATCAATACTTCTACTTCATGCTCTTTTAATTGAGCAATAACTCTGTCTTTCCAAAGACGAGACTTTTTATCAGTCCAGTCAGTGCGATTCATTTCTGATGAATTTCTCAATTCTTCAGAAACTAAGAAACGATTTGCTTCTGGATATGCATCCATTAACAATGCGTAACCATCAATTACAGGAGCTTCATAAACTGGAGCTTTAGATGTAATTTTATCAACAATGTCCCATGCTGAATTTGGTTTTTGCTTCAAAGCATATCCTAATGGTTGATTAACTTTACGTTCATCGATATCAAATGCGCAGACAAATTCAATGTCTTTTGCAGTGTAACCACCGATGTCGCTTCTCATCATACCGTCGATGTTTGCTTGGTTTTCAGTGTAGAATTGTACTCCTTCTACTAGAGATTTGGCGCAGTTTCCTGTTCCGATAATTGCAACTTTGATTTTACTCATGATTTTAGTAATTTATTTTAGTTATACTTAATATTTAAAAATTGTTTCAAAATAGACTGTTAATTTTTGCTTTCAATTCTGGATTCTTTTCCCCAGTTTCAAAATCATACTGGTAGTATTTTCTTGAAAGGTGCACCGAACCGGGTTTCTCCATATATGTGTCTGCATAATCTCTAGGACTAAGTTGATACCAATTGTTCGGCCATTTAAGTAATTCGTATCCGGCCTCACTTAGATATATACTCAGCTTTTCATTGAAAATTCGACAGATTTGCAATCTTTTTTCAAAACTTCCATAAAAAGGTGTTCCTTTATAAAAACCAGTCTTTGGTATTCTTCTCTCTTCATGGTCGATTGGTAGCAATTGCATAACACTAATCTTCTCGATGTTTAAACTTTTCAAATGTTCAACATAATTTTTAACAAGAGATTCGGTAGCCGCAACAGGATCTGCTTGACGGCATAAATGATGTCGTACATCTATATTACCAAAATAAGTTACTAAGTGTTTAGTCCCAGCTGGAATATAAGTTGACATTCCTTCTTTAATAATACCAAATAAAGTTTTACCATCATTTCTGGAAATATTAGATCCAGGAACGTATGCAGATACTGAATGGCTATCACCTAATATAAACGTATCTGAGATGAGGGTTAAATCAATAGTTTCAATTGATTTCGACCTTGTTGACAGGAATTCAACGTCTAATGCTTTCCAATTGTCTGTACATGCTTTCATACGAGACTGAGCAAATGCTCCAACATCTGGCATTTCTCTATTAAGACAATAAATGTCTCCTTTAAAATCGATAAATCTTTGGATTCTAGCAGCTGGTTCATCACTAGCTCCGCCAAATAAATTGTAAGTGCCTTGAAATTCCATTGGCATTGCAACCATCCAAACATCAAAATCATGGATGTTACCGTCTTTTGTTAAAACAGTAACATCCAATCCTAGACTTTTTAATTGGGACATCAAAAGATATGCCCATGCCGATTTGTGAGATTCTTTTTTAGAAGAGTAAGTTGTGACTACGTCATCGATTGCGATTTTCTTACCAACTAATTTTTCTTTAATATCGTAGATACTAGTCATTAGCTTCTGTTTCGTTAATGTAGTTTTCTAATCCTTGGATATAGGCAACTGCATCAAGCAAATTATCACGTTTATGATTGTAAGATTCTCTTGAGAATTTTAAGGCAACTAAGGCCATAAACATTTCTCTACCGGTTACAGTTAAACCAGTCATGCCATTAAAAATCATGGCAGCTCGATCCATACCTTCAGAAAATGGACCATAGTTACGGTCTGCTTCTTCTGAGCGATGATTCACAATTTTGTCAGCTTCTTCTAAAATACTCATATCTAATTTATTTAGATATTATATTGAAGAACTGAAAAAAGTTTCGAAAAAATTAAATTATTTTGTAGAAGGTTCAAAATTCGTAACAAGCTCGTTCATTATTTGAGTTTGTTTCGTTTTGATTAATAGGTCAAGCATCATAGAAGTCAACCGGATGATTTGATCGTTGTCTGTATCTGAAGAAAGCAACGATGCAAAGATATAATTATTAACTAGAAGTTTACACATAGCGACCTGTCTTAACGTTTGGCATGATTCAATCGATTTGATTATTTTACCGATTGAATTTGATTCCCAACTCTCGCTCTTGTTTGATCCTAATAGTAATTCCATAAGTATTGTATAAAATTATTTGGAATTGTTTAGTTTTTCAAAGATAAACTGTTCAAAAGTTTTAATTGGCTTCTGAGGTTTTTCGTCTTCCTCTTCTTCCTTTTTTCTTTTCTTTCTCTTAGCTTTTTCTTTCTTGTATTGGTCTTTAGCCCAACCCATACCCGATGGAACGTCTCCTGAACCAGTTGCTCCAGTTCCCATATCAGGTAATGCGATTCTTCCCATACCAGCGGCTGGCATCATTGTACTTTGAGGTCCTCCGTAATTCATTGATAATGCTTCTTTAACTTTATCTGGAAGTCCTTCATGTTCAGTTGAAGCAAAATCTTTAAGCTGTTGAAGAGTCATACCGTCAACCAATTCTTTAACTTTGTCCTGATATTCTTTAGAAACATCAGAAAATTGCATATAACCAGCTTTAACTGAATATGCAATTCCCATAAGTCTTTGTTGTGATTTGCTCGTACTTGGCATATCTTTAATTATTTTGCGTCAATTGATAGGAACATACTTGTTCTTATTTCGATATTATTTTCACCAACTAAATTATCATAAGATCCGATAACTGCAGTTTCTTTACCATTCAGTATTGCTGAATTTTGCATTCCATCTAGTTTTCTAGAGAATTTACTTGAATCAGCGTCGTCTGCAAATCCAACGTTAATTACGAAATCATTTGATATTGTAACGAATAGTTCAGAATTTCCTGGAGTATTAAGACGATTAACTTCGTCAGCTACCCATTCGAATCCACCTAAAGTAGCCATAACATATACTAAAGCTTCTTTGTCTTTAACTTGTTTCATTACTTCTTGTTCGATGATTTTTGCACCATCTTTATCAGCCCATTTAGACCAAACTGAATTAAGTTCTGCAAGAGTTGCATCAGCGTCTCCTTCATATTTAATACGTTCTATTTCTTTCTTAAAACCAAATAGAACTTTTCCTATGATACCTTTAGCACCATAAATTCCAGTCATCTGATACGCTTTTTCATTTACGAATTGCTCGTATAGTTGTATATGCTTCATTATATTATTATTGTTTTTCGTTAGCTCTACACCAGTTAACAGCGTCTTTAACAGTTGCTAATTCTTGGTCATATCCACTTAAATCATAAATTCCAAGGATAGTTGTACCGTCGTCATTTAAATAGAATGAAAACTCTTCCATTTCTCCTTCGTGTCTATCAGCCTGTGATTCTAAACCATTTGCGAATTGTACAATATGTGGAAATTCTTCTGATTTATCATATCCCCAAATTACAGATTCTACGTTTTTAGCTTTAGATAATTCTTTGAATAATTTTACTAAAATATCTGGTTTAGCTTCTTCATTTACGAATTGCTCGTATAGTTTAATGTGTTTCATTTCTTTTAAATATTTTTGATTACCAAGCGTAATTCATATTGTCAATTTTCTTAACGTAATCTTGAATATTTTTAGCACGTTGTTTTAAACTACCTTCATAGTAACTTCCACCATATCCTGAAGCTACTTCTTTTTCTTGATTAGCAATATCTCCAACATATCTAGAATACTCATCTAAGATATTTCTCATTAGATTCGCAGCATCGTTCATTTTAACTTCTCTTCCTTTTGGATCTACTCCAATAATAAGTTCATCATATTTTCCTTTTAGGCCTTTAGATAAACCATCTTTGATTTGTGATGTTAAAGTATCGATTGCTCCAGCAACTACTGAATCCATTGGTAATGAAGCAGCTTTAGTTGCTAAAATATCATTGTATCTTTTTAAGTTTTCTGCTTTAAAGTCTTTGTCAGTTTGGAATGCTGTTGCTCCTCTTTTAGCTGCAGATCTATCAAGTTGAATTGATGTTGTAGAATATCTTGCTCTAAGAATATCTAAGTCTAAACAATAAGCTCTATCAGCAAGTTCAACAACTTGTTTTAAACTTGAAATTTTAGAACCATAGCTTGAGTTTGCAGAAGATTTTGCAATTCCTGCTGAATCATCTCTTTTTGTTGTTTTTAAAACTCTAGCACCGCGTCTTTGCCATTCAACATTCATCCATTCGTTACTTCCATCAGTGATTGCTAGCAAAGTGTTTGCTGGAATTGTCTTAGTTGACCAATCATTAGGAGCGTATGGATTTGTTTTTTCATTAGTTGTAAAATACAAATAAATTGCGTTAGCTCTTTTTTCTTTTTTAGCAGTGTCTGGAGTCATTTCAATAATATCAACATCTTGAATTTTGTCTAGTGCTATTTTTGCCATGTTGTAAAATGCTCCTGGAAGATCCTTTGGCATTTTTTCAGCTCCTGTTAAAATGCTAGCAAGCTTTGCAGATCCAAAAGCCTCATTGATTTGCTCATTTTTTAAATTTTCAGAGAATTCTGAAAATGATTCTATTAATCTTTTCATTTCGAATTTTGGTTTATTTTCTATTTTAATTTCTTTCGGTAATTGATTGTAAAGCCTAAGACCTTCTTTAGATAGAGTAACTCCATCTTCAGATACATTAAAGAAAGTTGCATTTCTGCTTAACCATCTTTTTTGATCTTCTGATACTTTTGAAACTAGTTGATTAAACTCTTCTTTTGTAAGTTTACCATCCTTGATAGCTTCTAGTACTTTATTTCTAATACTAGCATGTTTACCAACTAACTTAGCTGGATGACTCTCAGTATATTGTCTTTTAAGAGTTATGTGTCTCTCGTTTAAAAAATCGTTAAAGTCCATGACTGTATTAAATTTATTTATTTACTTATATATCTGTTATTTCATTTTGAAACCTAACTTACCATTACCAGGGTTGGTAGATGATACGTTTGGTGCTTCGAATGATAGTTTCGCATTAGCATCGCTAAATCCTTTTAGATAAAAATGGAATTGATCTCTCTTAAGATCGACGTCCATGTATAATTGTTTAACGTCTAATTTAGAAACGATTACTCTTAATTTGCTAATGTATAAATCACCAGCTCCAAGTTTACCATTTAATGCATCAATAAGTTCTAAGCTTAATGAATAACTAAATAGACCAATATATTTCTTACCATTAGCTAATTTGTCCCATTGTACTTTGTCAAATTTATCAACTCCTCTTCCTGAAGCTTTAACTAATGGCTGAACATATGTTGTAAAGAAATCTTCTTTACCAAGTTCGGTCATTTTAGTTTGTATAAATGTCTCTAAAGATTTTTCATCAAGTGGAGTATTTCCAACCAGTCCTTTTAATACAGAAACTGATGGAGTATTCATGAATTCTGCTCCTTTAATATAACCATCAACAACTGAATTAGTTTCAATTATTTTAAATAAATCATATAATTGAACTTCTGCTGTCTCTGTGAAATTTTCAGCCTTCAGATTTTTAATAATGTTAGATAATGTTGGTGCTGCTCCTGATTTGTACTTTGAAGATATACCATATCCATCAATATAAAAGTCGACTAGAGGATTATTTCCAGAAGGGAATGCAATTCCTTTTTGGGTTTTTACCATATTTAATAGTAATGCTGCTCCTAATACTTCACCAAAATCTTTACCAATCGTATTTAAATCAGTTATTCCAAGAGCATCAATTGCTTCACTAACGTTTTCATCATAGCTAATATTTTCTGAGAAAGCTGATAGTGATAATGGATCGTTGAAGTGGTTTGTTGGTTTATGCGATGCTACTAGATCGTAAAGTTCTGTTAAGAAACTTTGCATAAAAAGATTAGAGCTGTATTTGCTATTGATTGCACTCTTAACGCTACTAGATAATGATGAACTATTCATATCAGTATCTTGTGGTAGATTAAGAGAAGTTGGTGTAAGTTCTTTAGATTTAATCGAACCTCTCGGTGGATTATTGTCAACGAATTTAATAACGTCTCCAGTAGATGCTTTTAAATCTGGCACATCTTCTCCGAATGTTACAATAAAGGTTGTAAATTTACCAGAGTTTGCTCCATTTGCATATTCTCCAGGACCAGCAGTAACGATATCGAATTTAGTTGCGCCAACTTTATTTAGAGCATCTGTTATTAATTTTAAAGAGTTTTTAGAATCTCCACCTAAATCAAATCTAAGATCTTTTCCTCCGTTCTTTGTATTAATTCTACCGCTTCCTAATATTTTTTGCATAGCAGGAAGGACAGTTCCTTCAATAGATCTTGCAGCTTCGTTTAGTGCAATGTCCATAGCCAATTGAAATCTAGCTCTAATATCTCCGTAGGTTTGTGCCATTATATTTTATTTATAAATTGTTCAAATGTTAATAAATCAGTTGATTCGTTTGTGATCGATTCGTTTGTAATTGATTGGTCTAATTTATCCTTTAAATCATTAAACATCGAGTGTAACGATCTAGGAGTCATTTTGCTGAATTCTTTAACATCGCCGTCCATAAGCGCTTGTCTTACTTTAGTTGCTGAAATATCATCATCTCCTCTTTGGATTTCATATAAACCGAATTCTGGTAAAACTCCAAGATCCTCGCGGTACTTGTCATTGTTAACCATATATCCATAAGCTTTCATTCGATCAGATCCTGTACCCCATAAAACTGGTTCATAAGTAGGTCTTAATTCGTTAAACATAACGTCGATTGCAGCAGAAGGAACTACGATAACTTTCTTTAAGAAAGAATATTCGCTCTGTACGTTGTTAAACATTTCAATTTGAGTGTCGACATCGTAAGGTCTTTTGAATGCATCTTCTTTTTTAACCGTATTAGATTTAACTAAGAATACGATTACAGGATGTCCATTCTTTTTATATAAAGTCTCTAAAACTTTAACGTGTCCTAAAGTAAATGGTTGGAATCTACCAACAAAAATATTTACTTTCTCTTTTCCTTGCTCTTTATAATTAACTTTAAGAGCTTCTGTAATTTTTTCGCTATTCATTACTTTGTCATGTGTTATGAAATTCTTGAAGTCATAAACTTCATGTTCGTCGGTTTTTTCAACAAATACCTTTTGTTCAATTTTATCGACAATTTCATTAATCTGATCAAATACAGATCCTGTGATTAATGTAGTTTCTTTAATTCTTTTCTTTCTAAAGCTACCAACTACAATTTTATATAGTTCAGCTAAGATTGGGTTTGTTACATATTTAAGAGTTGTTTCGCTCTTAACATAATTAGTGTTGATTTTAAATGACTCAACTGTAGAAAAATCTGCTGATTCAAAAGTTGTACCAACATATTTATATGCGTTCTTTTCTAAATATTGATTGTAAACCGAGGACATTAATTCAATGTATCTCATGTCTGCATTTTCTTCAGTTAATTGAATGTCTTCGATTTTTAGACTAGTAAAAAATTCTAGAATATCAACTATTGTAATTTGATACATGTGGCTTGATTCTCGCTCTTCACTAGATTCTGAAACTCTATCAAATGCTTCTAATTTAAAAGCTTTAATTTTTGGTCCATCAACAAATGAAATAACTAATCCGTCAATTTCTCCATCTAATGAATCATTTAATGCTGATTTAACTAAATTAGAATTAAAAATATGATATGATTCTCTAGTAAAAGATTTTTCAGAGAATTCTTTACTATATTGTTCGTTGCTTAATGATACTAAATTTCTAAGTTTGTCTTTTTGTTCTAAAGTTAACATTCCTTCATAAAGAACTGGAGATGATTGAACTTCAAACTTAGTAGCCCATTTATTTAAGACTTGATTATCTGTTATAATCTTTCTAGGTTTGCCATTGTCACCCATCGCTTGGATGTGTGTTAATATTAATGAATTTACAGGTGTCAAATCGTATTTGATATGTGATACTCCTGATTCAGGAAGATAATCAAATCCAAATTTCCAGTCAACTGGCATAGATTGCTTAATTTCCGGAGAAATGCTTTGAAAATATTTAATAGCAGATTCATATAATGAAGAGAGTGTTCTATCAACAATTGAAAGTTCTTCACTTGTTCCACTTTTATAAAATTCGAATCCATTCAATCCTCTTTTAACATAGAATGCAGGAGCTGCTACCTTTTCAGTAACAACAACCATACAGTCAAGTAATGAATTAAATTCATTAATGTTAGTTGATTGATAATAATCTCTTAGTTTTTGTAGTGCCATTTTTATCTTCCGTATTTTATAATACCCATTAATTGGTTAATGGCTGCAAATGTACCTGTTAATTTGTATAATTTTCCTTTGAATTTAAATACAAGACCTTCTGAAGGAATAATAGAACTGATACCTCCGATTCTTTCTAGTCTAGTTAATTCTGCTTCAACCTTAGAAATTTGAGAAAGATCTCCATTTGCTTTGATTTTGTCAGCTTCAGTTCTAATTTGAGTATGTAATCTCTGCATTTCTTGATCTGGATTTGCTGCTAATAAATTAGAAACATTTTTTAGTACCACTGAACCTAATTCAAGAAAGATGTTCTCGAATGGTAGGATATTTTCTTTATATTTCTTTTTAGCATCAGATTTTTCGAACTCTTGTAGTTTTTTATATTCGTCAGCTCCAATTTGTTTCGCAACATCGCGAATATTTAATGATTTTTTGTCATCAAATGCCCATCTTTGTACTAAACCAGCTTGGGTTATTGTATCGATATTAGGAAATGTTTTTGCGATTAATTCAGTCCACCATAATTCATGGTATTTAGAAACAGAATCTGAATCACTTAATTTATATTTGTTTTCTAGGGCCTGAATTTGGTCCATGAAATACTTTTTCTTTTCTGCAAAATTAACATCCTTACCGATTACCAAATCTTGTGGAGGGATAATTTTAAAAACCTTTTGCATGTCTGCTTCTACTTTGCTTAAAGCAGCTTGTACTTTTCTTGCTACGCTAGAATCAGAACCAGTTTGATTACCAGCTCCGTCAGTATGAACAATGCCATGAAATTGGATTACATCACGGTCATAATTAATTACATTAGAATTTCCTGAATAAATCAACTCCATATTCATAAATGAAGTACCATCATTAAAGTCTGCTAGGTCTGCTCCCTTTAGTGACCCTAGTGCACTTGCTAAATCTTTAGCAGCAAAGGTGAATGTATCTCTTACTCCAGCTGAAGGGTGGTCAGCAAACATCGAAGTGATCTGGCTTAAATTGATTGGATTAGCCATTTGACCCTTGTTTCTGGCAAATAGAACTGATCCGTCTGCTTTAACAGTTACAAATAAATTTTGACCATCTGTTTTTTCTGTTGGTGCCTCTTCGAAACTAAGGTTTCCTTGCAATGCAGCGTCAACCAATTGTTTCATATCTCCAAATGTTAGAGAATTATCGTCAAATGGGTGCATCATATGCCCAGCAGCTCCGCCTTCCATAACTAATAATGGGTGTTTATCATTCCATTTATTAGTTAAAAAACCTTCAAGTGTAAGTAGTTTTTTCATATTGTTTAAAGTAAAAAGACCTGAGTGTTTATACTCAGGTCTAATATTTATCTATTTTATTAAGATTCCTGCGCAATCATTGCGTCGATAACATCAGATGAAATCCATCCTTTTGCTTTAACGAATTCTTGTGCCAGTTTTAGTACTTTCTTTTCTCCAGCAGAGGTTACTTCGTTTTCTTCTCCGTTTTCGTTATTATCGTTCCAATCTTCAACGCAAGCTTCTACTTCTTGACGAAGTTGTATGCTGTTTGGATTTTCTATTTTACCTGATTTTTCATGGTAATCTTCCCAATATTTTGCGTTAAATGCTTCATTGGTAACTGATTCTCCAAGAGAACTTGTTAACATTCCAACACATGCACCATAATCGCCATCACATTTTTTAAGAATACCATCAACTACTTCAGTTCCTTTAGCTTCGTCAAAGTCAGCTCCAAATGCTTTTTTCAAAACAGTCATTGCATATTCTTTAAACTCGTCATCAGATTTAATTTCTGCTTCGTTAACTTTAGATTCATACATCGCCATAATACCTCCTAAGTCTCCAAGTTTAACTGGTTTACCTTTTTCTTCACCACTATCGTCAGAGAAGAATAAAACTCCAGCATTTAATAATCTTTTGAAAACTTCTCCTTTAACTAATTTAAAGTCAATAGCATCACTTGAATTTTCCCATGAATCTCCTACGTATTCTGGATCAATCCAACCCATACCTCTTTTAACATCTTTAATTAAATTGTCAACGTCTTTGTCGAATTGTTTTGCTTCATTAAGTCCTAATGATTCTTTAACGCTATCTTTTAAAGCAGCTAATTCAACTTTTAATTTAGGATCTAAACCTCTTTCAATACCCCATACAAATGATGCTTTAATTAGCATATTTAAAGGTAGGTTTGCATTTTTCTTTCCGAATGCAGAAGTTTCAACCCAAGATAAAAAATGGGCAGCTAACTCTTTAGACATTTTAATACCTTCTGCTCTAGAAGTATCGCCATTCATAATATCTTTAAGTAGTCTTGGTGCCATTCCATGAGAACCTTCAGTTATAGCTTCTTCTACTTTATATGTTTTACCATCAAATTCGAATTCTTTCTCTCCAGCTTCTTTAGCTTTTCTAACAGCGTCTCCAAAGGCATTACCTTCTTCTACTTTATATGTCTTACCATCAAATTCAAATTCTTTCTCTCCAGCTTCTTTAGCTTTTCTAACAGCGTCTCCGAATGCATTACCTTCAGTAACTTCTTCGTCTTCTTCGTTAACTTTCTTAGCTCTTGATACTTTGTAAGTTTTACCGTTAAATTCAAAAGTCTTTTCTCCTTTGTTTCTAGCAGCAAATAATGCTCCTGTAAAAGCGTTACCTTCAGTAACTACTAATTCTAGATCTTTATCTTTACCAGTAACAGCGTCATCTAATTCAGCTTCTAAAGCTTTTTTCTTAGCTGTTAAACCTTTTAAAAGTTCTAAATGTGCTGGTTTATCTTCAGCGCTTGCTGCTTTCCAGTCTGCTGCATGTTTTGCCATATCAGCAGTTA